CCTTTACGTTTATGAATGACAACTCCAGTCCATGACTTAGAGTTTTTAGTTTCAACTTCTAATTCTGCTAGCCATCCAGCCAAATCCATCTTGGCATGGTTCTTAATTTCAATACAGACACCATTGATGCCTGAGATATCACCTTTATCTAAAGTGGCTCCCGCAAGCCGTCTTTCTGCGTACGGGAACCACTCTTGTAGATATTTAACTACGTCTCGTTCTGCTTGCGAACCCTTAATCTTGGACTTGCTTGACATTTAGTACCAACCATTCCTTTGCCAAAAAGCCCACGCATTGGTGGGCTTGTCGTAACGGTGGACTATGTATTCCAGTCCCTTATTAACTTGATATTCAATTGTAGAGCCACGTGGAGTACCCAACACTTGGGCAATACCATAGGCAGATGAGTGAGGATTCTTGGCTTTCCAGTTCCAAGCAGATTCCTTACCCCATAACTTAGTAAGTGCTTTCCATTCGCGGTTAGCATTCTTACCAAACATTTTATTCACTTTTTTTCTTGCGATTGATTGTGCAAACTTCTTAGGGCTTGCCAAGACTACGTCTTTGGAATGTAACTTGGTCATTACGGGTTCCAAATGGGTCGTCTTGATAAGCCACGCACCCACACCGTGGGGCAAGGTTGCCACAAATATTGCAATCGCGGATATTACTGATGCTGTTGTCAGTTTCATGATTACTCCTCAATGGGCGCGGTTGCCTGTGTTCCACAGTCAGCACACTCCATATCTAGAAAATACATCCCAATAGTACCATCTTCTGCGAAGACTACTTTGAGATTCCATACGAAACTCCCACAGATGCATACCGTGGTTGGATTACCACGGATATCCATCGCCTTGTCATAACTCGGTTTGAGTTCTGAGATTGGTCTGGACATTAGGACCTATCTGGGATATCTGATACGTCCATGATTTCAGGGTTAAACTGTAACCAGTGAGCCGTACCCCCTGAGGGATCTGCCTTGCCATATCGGTTCTTAACAGGCGCTATGGCTATGTAGCCAGGCGCGTCAGAACCAACTGTACAAATCAGAGCAGGTAATTGTGCAACCATGCCCTGCAAAGCAGAACGTGGCTGACACGGATTACCTGAGTACGACTCTTTGGTGTGATGTAGTACGAGAATAGCAGAGTTGGTATCGCGTGCTAGATACTTCAACTCTTTAATCGTGGAGCGCATGCCCGCAAACTCTTCTCCCCCATCGTTAGAGATATCCATAAGGTTATCTACAACGATAAGAGTTGGAGCACAGCCCCACAACTCTTCAAAGGCAAGAACCTCTTGGTCCACATCAGCCAGCGTTGGTGCTGACTCAAAGGACCAAAAGATATGCCCTGAAGAATCATTAATGACTTTCCGTGATTCGTCGACTCGCTCAATGAGCATTTGCTCTGCTTCTGTTTGAGTCTTTCCTGTAATCATGGAAAGTAGGCGCATAGCCATTGTATGCGCGTTTGTGTCGGCACTTACATACAGCGTAGGTACTTTCGAACGCAACGCTATCGCTAGAGCAACAGTAGATTTACCAGCACCAGGAGTGCCAGCAATCATAGATACTTCTGCTCTACGAAAGATTATTTTATTGTTGTCAAAAGTACGAAACACCGAGGGCAGTGGTTCACCACCGATGTCCGCACTACCAACAGCGCGGGCAAGGGTTCTCATGTGTTAGAACGAACTCCATTCAGGGTCATTACGACGAAGGAAGATAGCATCGCACTGGTCAGGTGTTCCCTTTGGAGTAGGGCACATATAGCCCTTCCAAGGACCCTTAGCGCTAGAGCCTTCTCGCTTAGTCATCGGACCATGCTTACAACTACGACCAACAGGTGCAGTTGATGGTGTTGATGTAGGTGGTACAACAGTAGTACCAGGAATTGCAGTAGTCACATTAGATACTGCTTGTGCGAAGGAAGGTGCTCCTTCGATTGATGTAGCCATCGTAGTGATGACTGATTCAACACCTTCAGGACCAAGCACATCTGTAAGATGTGACTTGAACTCTGCGAAGGTATCTGCTGCAACAACGAATATGCGTCCGTCATTGAGTTTGCTGCTGACTTGGAAGTTTGCTCCAGCCATATTATTCATATCCTTTCGACTTGTTTCCGTTCATCCATTTGCAATAGGATAGCACACCGCAACGACCACAGGAGTTCATATTCGGTAGGAATACTTCAGTCTTGCGCATTTTGTCAAAGCCTGACAAGATCTCTTCGACTCGTTCAGGTTGTAAATGTTCTAAATCCCATAAAGAGATACTACCAGTACGTGCATCCCAGAAACCAGCCTTGTCTATAGTGACCCCTTGCTTAGACAAAGCCCAGGCATAGACCGCTAATTGAAGCGGATGTTTCTGAGATGACGCACCAGTTTTGATATCGACAAGGACCCGTTTCCCGTCGTAATCAGTCAGCACACGGTCAATGGCTAATTTGACTGTAGTGCCTTCAATGGAAATCTCGTATTGCTTCTCAATAAAGTCTTCGTAAACAGACCAGCCCTTGTCAGGAGACATGAACTGAGTCCATCGTTCAAACATCCAAAGACCTTCTCCGTACCACCATGACATATCTTCACGGCTACGGAACTCCCAGTCCTTCATGTCACCATGAAGTTCTTCATCTTGTTTAACCTGTTCAAACCATACTTTATTCCATAGTTCGTCAATATTTGTAGTGTCACCGAATTCATTCTTGTCGAACAACTCGGTGGCTTTGTGGACAGCAGAACCACCTGTAAACCATACTGCGTGTTTCTCAGGTACTTGCTGTAGTTTAGTTAAGTAATACTTCCAACCACACTCTAACCAAGTGTTGAAAGAAGAATACGATATATGCTTTGGTAATTCGCTCATAGGTACATCATATCACAATCATGACGTTCGTTGTAGTCGAAGTCGCAAAAGTAACAGCCCATAGGCTCATCGCAATAATTACAAATATGTTTGAATTGCTGCTCATCGCAGCAGAAAAACGTTACATCTAGAACTGTGTAGTGCTCTGTCTTATGTGTCATTCCTCAAACGTATCACACTCCGAGCAACCTTCGCAGTCTAAATCGCACTCTTGCCAGCCCAACCAGTTCCCTTGAAGTGGATCGGATTTGCCGAAAATACTTTGAATAAAACGTTGCCACAATGACCGCATGGGATATCTCCTTGGTGGTTAATCGGAAGAGTAATTTCTTGTGTATCGCCGCAAGAGCGGCACTCGTAGTCATACGCTGGCATCTGTCCTCCTATATGCCTGAACCCCGGATTCTAAGAAATGCCCCCCTACCCCCCATAAAAAATTTATGGTTGGTGGGAGGTCAGTTCAGGCTGTTATGCCGTCACCCCATCATCTGAAGTTTCTGCCCCACGGTTTCCCGTAGGCAGAACTATACCATACAAAAACAAAGAAAGACCCCCTATCCCAGGTAATTACCCTAGGAAGGGGGTCAAAAGGGCTATAAACGCCCTTAGAAGCCGTTTTTAGGCTATCTAGAGCCTCTGCCGAACTCTGTAGCAGAAGGGTCCAACCACTTCAATACAGGTCCGAGGAAGCCTGCGAGAGCGGCTGTACCGAGAGTCTTGATATCTGTCTCACCAGCAAGGTAAAGCGCGATAGCAGCGGCTGCTGCGGCGCGGAACCATGTCAGCGATACTTGCTTCAATGTCTCCATTAAGTTGCCTTTCGTTTAGGTTTATGAACAGGACAGCAGGTACAGACAGTCCTTGGGGTGGATGCTACCACTTTTTTCTTAGGTTGGGGCTGAAGGGCTGCTAGAACCTGATTAACCACCTTAGGCTGGTTTACCCACCAGAACCAAGGGCTAGTGTCATCAGATTTATCAGCACGGATAGAAACATGAAGATGCTTGTCGTGAGGGTTACTACCAGTATAAGGACGATTACCAGACTTAGCAAACTTACGATTCCAAATCTTTTTATTGAAGATAAGATACTCAACGCGTTCGTCCTCCTTGAGTTTCTCGAAGATGACCACGCAATCAACCCCATTCTTGGGGTCATGGGTCAAATCAACAGCAAGACCCGTGTTGTGGTCCGAATTGGGACTCGCCTTCTGATGTGCCACAGACGGCAATAATCCGTCGGACAGTTTCTTGCGCTTGGGAAACAATGCCGTCGCCTGACGGAGAACAGCAATAGCAGCAGGCGTGGCTTTCTTGACTACAGGTTTCATTCACTTCCTTAACACTTCTTTGACTAGTTCGGTAAGAAGATCTACTTTTTCCTCAAGGTTGTTAACCTTGTCTTTAAGACTTGACCCGCCATTGGGCTTAAGTTCCGACAAATAATGTTTAGTTAAATGTTTAACTCCCACTGCTAGTGCTCCAGCAAGGGTAGTAACGGATACGGCTAATCCAGCCCAATCAGCAGGTGACATGTTATACGGTCCTTAGGGTGACTTCAATGATTCCACCAAAACCAGAGAATCTTTTATCTGGTGGAGTCAGACGGGTAAATGACAATTGCTCAATAGTGACCTGACGAGACTCACCAGTAGCGGTGGTAAGGTCTTGCCAGTTGAGCACGTCACCGTTGGCTTCAGCATTCTCTAATGCACGAAGACGGTCTAGTGCTCT